CGTAGTTCACCGCGTTGACCACCACCGAATACATTCCTCGCGGTTCGGTCGAGGTGACGATGTAATCGCGGACTACGGTGGCCGCCTGCGCGATCACGACGGCGGGCGGCTCTTCGTTTAGCGGGTTGCCGAGCAAGGTTTCGTCGAACGTCACTGCCGCGGGAATGTGCGCTGTCGTCGCGTTTCGTTTCTGCACGTGGAACGGGCCGATCGCCTGTCCGTATTTGTCGCGCACCATCATCACGGGCTGGGGCGGCCAGTCGATCGCGTCAGCAAGCACCATGTTACGGGTGGTGGCGTCATAGCTGATCATCTGTGTCTGCCGCGCGCGGCTGACCAGTTCGGTGGATACGCCGATGCGGTCGCCCACCACCGGGATCAGGCCGTCCATCTCCGTTTCGAACTCCAGACCCCTTCTCATGTACTTTGCCTGCCGCCACGTATGCACCGCGTAGCGTAGGGCTTGCTGGCGCTCGGTGCAGCCGAGCAGACGGTAAGTGCTGGTCAGTGCGTCCTCGGTGCCGTTCGGATAGATCACCGACATAGGCGTGCCGTTTACCGGATCGGTGTACTCGATCTGGACACCCTCGGGATCGTCGATGCCATGCCATGACCACGCCACCCGGAGCGAGTCGCGCTTGATGCTGTGCCCCGTGAACAGCATGGTGCGCACGGGCTGCACGCTGGCGTCGATCACCGACACCTTCGGGCCTGCAGGGACGATGCGAGCACGCTCAACCTGCACCACGCGCTGCATTGCCTCAAGGATGGTGGTGGGCTCGGCGAACACGTAATTAAACCCCGGCAACCCATCCCACTTTGTGTGCAGCCGCGTCCACGCGGGGAAGTCGATCTCGTAGGCCGGGCGGCCCGCGCCGTAGTCCGCGTTGGTCAGCACGTCGAGCGCGATGTCTGCGGGGTTGCTGGAGGCACTCGCCCCCACCAGCACAGGCGAGCTGATCGTGCGTGCCAAGCGCAGCTTCACGCGGCCCGCAGCACCGGATGACACGCCCTCGGATGCCTGTATCCACACGGCCAACAACGTGGTGTCGCCGTAGACCTTTTGCGTGGCGTTCGCCATGACGGCCTTCAGGCCCGTCCAGCGGATCTCACGCCGCACCCGGAAGGTTTCCTCATGGGGGGCGTTGGTCGAGCTGCAGGACACGCGGTAGCGGCCTGCGGGCACCGGAATGCGGATGGTGCGGCGCACGGTGTTGGGCGTGTCGATGTTCCACTCCACCTTGCCCGTGTAGGTGGTGGCGGGCGTGACAGGATAGCCGTCATCGCCGATCCGCTCGATGGTCCAGCTGATCCCTTGCCGCTCAGGGTTGTCGTCCCCTGTGCTCTTCGAGATCGAGCCCAGCCCGTTCGGGAACATCACATCGAGGTGGATCTCGCGGACTTGCTGTCCGGGCAGGCACACCGCGAACGCGCCGATGGGCTTGGTGTTTGATAGCAGCTGGTCCGAAACCTCGATCGACGTTGTGACGTTTTCGTTCCAGCGCCCCCACTTCCCGGCCACTGCCGCCTCGATGGTGCCCATCGTTTGCTTGTGCTCAGAGGGCAGGAACCGCCGCCACTTCACGTAGTCGGCATCTCCCGCGTTCGCGTGCGGCGGTACTGATTCTGAGTCTCCACCGATCGGCGTTGATGGCCAGTTGATGTTCCCCCAGTCCCAGTTGAGCGGAGGCCATACGGCGGCTGGCGGTTTGGCAGCGGGCGAGATCACCGAGTCCGAGATGAACAGATCCACCACGTCCGCCTCGCCTGCGGTGGCCACCAGCAGGGCACCGAGGTACATGGTGTTGACCTTCCAGTTCCCGTCATGCTGCGTCTGCAGGATCGGCGTGCCCGCGTACTCGATCACCGGATACTGAACCCATGGCTGCGCGGCGTAGTACGGCACCGAGAGCGTGGTGCCGTAGGCAACGGGGATGGGCGCACCCAGCTGCGGCATCTCGTTGCCCGGGGAGAGTGAGTATTGCTGCGCTGCGCCTTCGCGCGACTTGGCCTTGGGCGGCGGGAAGAGGAGCATCATCACCAGACCGACCGCGATGGCGATCACGGTCTGCCAGAACAACAGCGCCCAGTCGACACCCGCCCCGGGGCGCAACACCACCGTGACGAAGTCATTCTCCATCAGCCACGTGTCGGCCTCTTCCAGCGCGAGCGGCTCGCCGTTCAGGAAGAGCTCCACCGCCATGCCGAACCCGTCAGGTGCGGTGCGCTGCAGCCAGTCGTAGGGCGAGCTCCCTACCTCGACCTCCTCCACCTCCACGCCGGAGGGGTTGAACGGGTCGCGCAGGAAGGCGATTACGGGGTTAGCCATTGCGGCCCATCCAGCGCACGTATGCGAGGTTGCGGTAACGCTCTTGGAACGCGGACAGGCGCTCACACCGCGCCGAGGGCGCTACGCCGTGCAGCACCCACTCGGAATCGACCAGCACCGCCACGTGCGGGCTATTGTCCTCGGCGTCCCGGCAGACCACGATGGCCCCGGGCTCAGGCGTCTCGATGGGCGATACGGTGCCGTCGATCAGGGCGCGCTTCGCATGGCGCGAGATGGTCACCGATGCGCGCGGCCCGAGATCCTCGGTGCCGGTGTTCCATGCGGGAAGGTCCAGCCCGGCAGCACCAAGTGCCATCATCACTACGCCCCAGCAATCCGCACCAGCGGCCGAGGCGCCACCCACTAGGTAGGGCGTGCCCACGATGTCGTTTGCGATGTCATGCAGCGCATTCATTGCTCTGGGTACTCCCATACCGTCGGCCCCTCGTAAGGCTCGCCGATCTTTCGGACGTTCACGGCACCGCGCACCGTGAAGTACGCGCGACCATCGGCCAGAACTTCAACATCTCCCGTTCGCACAAGTGCGCCCACCAAAGCAGACGTTACGCGCACTGCTTTGTCTGGAAACACCACGATCATCTCACCCGCGCGGAGAGGCTCCACGCGGGCGAGATACATCTTTTCAGAATCGTCTGTCACTGCAGGCAGATCACGTAGCCGGTCAACGTGGCCGCCGTACCGTCTCCGGGGATCTTGTCCGACTTCAGCATCCAGCCCGTCAGATCGCTCAGCGGATAGCTGTGCGCGACACCGTAATTGCCAAATGAACCGCCACCGCCAGTTGCCTTGCTTCCTGCAGGGCAGTTGATCTGGAGGGGACGAGCCGATCCGGGTGTGACAAGCACGTTGGCACTGACCGCAGTCAGGATGCCGGATATGTTGCCGCCCGTTGCAGTCTCGCAGACCAGCACGCCTTCCTCGTCGATCGCGACGACATACGAGCCCTCACCGCACGAGCCAGTGATCTTCGCCTCCTCGATCTGATCGGCCAAGGTGGCGAGGTTGGGGTTGTTGTTCAAAGCCTGACCGCCGGGTGCCGCACTGACAGCAGCTGATACGGCGAGGGCCAAGGTTGCAATTGCATACTTCATCTCAGGTACTCCTACAAGGTTAACGCACAAGCCCCGGCCAATCCGCAGCGCGGAATCGCCGGGAGGGGAATTGTCGGTTCACAATGTCGTAGCGGGAAGCAGTGCCCGTCACGGTCTGCGTGGTCGCGTTCACATCTAGCAACTTCAGCTCCAGCGTCTGGTGAGGGCGCGGTTGGTTGTCGATGTAGATCCGAAAGAACACGCTGATCGGCACCCACGGGTTTTCGATGGCGCGGTCCAGCTCCTCGGAGAGCTCATGCCCGATGTTGCACACGGTGATCTGCAGGTCTTGGTGACCGTCTGCGCTCGCCCCGGGCAAGGAAAGCTCGAAGGGAATCGGCAGGTACGTCACAGGCAGCCCGTTCTCCAGCTCTGCCTGTAGCTCGTTCCAGCGGCCATGCACCATGCGCGCGGGCGCGGTGAACGACGGATGCTCGAAGCTCACGGTGAACCACGCCTGCACCTTCTGCGGCGCAGAGGCGTAGACCTGCATGATCTCAGGGGTAAGTGTCATCGGCCGCGACCCATACCGTAGGTACGTTCGAGGCTGCGAGCAACGGATGAGCCGCCGCGCGCGATGTCGTTCGAGATAGCTTTGCGCACGATGTCGAGCGTGAGCCCGCCGTCCGGGCTGATGCTGGTCGAGACATCTACGCCTGCGTTGTTGTTCACCACCACCGAAAGCTGCGGCCGACCGGATGCGATCACACCCAGATTACCGCTGCGGTCCCGGCGCAGTGGGAGTACGCCTTCGGGGCCTGCCTCGCCTGCGATCTGCATCTTGCCGCCAGCGATACCCATTGCGGTGGCCGAGTTCAGCACGCCGCCCTTTGCCATCAGCTTCACACCACCGGCCCATGCCGCGCCCTTGGCGTTGGCCTCCCCTCCGCCGAAGGAGTTCATCAAGAAATCCATCACGTATTTCTTCGCTAGGAAGTCGAGCAGGATCGCCACGAAGCCCTTCAGCGCACCTTCTGCGTCGATGATGCCAGTGGCCCAATCCACGAACACGCCCGAGACGGCATCGGCCGCCTGCTTGGCGTTGTCCATGTCCTGCTGAATCTTCGCCTGTGTCTCGCCGATCTTGCCGTTCAGCTCGTCGCGCTTCGCTAGCAGCTCGTTCATCTTGGCAACGTCTGCGTCGGTGACCTCGGGGTTGTCCTTCTTCCACTGGATCAGCTCGTTCTGACGGGCGAGGGACTCCTCCATCGCCTTGCCTGCCCGCTCGCCTTTCTCCCATGCCTCGGCGATCTGCTCAAGGTCGGCGACCTCAGAGGAGGCGGCGCCCATCTCATCCCGGATCTTAATCAGCGCATCGAAATACTTCTCCGCTTCAGCTAGGGCATCCTGCCAGTACTTGGGGAGTGAGCGCTTAGTGGTACTGCCCGAGCCGCCTGTCTCTGCCCAGTCGGTACCTACATCGTCCGTGACGCCACCGCCAGAGGAGCCTTGGGGGCGGTCCACCTTGTTGCGCTCATACGTGGCGCGGAGATCTTTGATCCGGTTCTCCATCGCTATTGCATCGGCAACAGCGTCCTGAGAGAACATATTCCAGATCTCTCGCACCTCGTCCAGCTTGCCGAGGTAAAGCGGGGTGGCGATAGCGCCGAGGGCACCGATTCCTTTAGCGAAGGTCGAGATAGCCCGCGACGTATGGAGTGCGGTAGCCGCGAGCTCTATCATCACGTCGCCGATGTAAGCGCCGGTCTTTGCGAACTCCTCGGTCACGTGCGCGGCGTCGGCCATCTTTTCGGCCATCGTTCCAAGCGCTGGAAGCATCCCGGCAGTGATCTGGCGAGTAGCCCCGACCATTGCACTTTTGAGCGTCGCGATATCGTCGTTGAAGGCTTCCGCGCGGCGCGCAGTGTTCTCGTCGATGACCAGTCCAAGACGCTCGGCCTGATCGGCCATCTCCTTCAGGCCTTCGCTCCCTCCATTCAAGGTTGGGATGAGCTCAGTGCCACTCTTACCAAGGGCGGCCATGGCCAGCGCAGATTTGTTTGCACCGTCTGGCATACGGGCGAACTGGTCAGCAATCTTCTTGAATGCCTCTTCCGCGCTGTCCGCACCCGTGACACCTAGTGCACGAAGCGCCTTGGCAGACTTGGAGGTGGCGGTATCGACGTCGACCAGAGTTCGGTTGAGATGCTTTATCCCGAGCTGTAGTCCGGCAATGCTGGAACCGGCCATCTCGGCCGCGTACCCTAGGGAGGTAAGTCCCTCTATGCCTATGCCCGCCCGCTGGGACGCCTTGTACAGGTTGTCCATATCCTCAGCGGCTTGACCAATCGCCTTTAGTGCACCAAGTGCAGCGGCGGCAGAGGCCATCGCTTTAATCGCGGTCCCGATGTTTTTACCGAGCCCCTCGATCTTGCCCATCGACTTAGCGGTTTTCTCAGACGCCTCGGCCACCTTCTTGGTGGCGGTTACGAGCTCGCCCAGTTCCTTCTTGAACTGAGAAGCATCCGCCACTAGACGTATGACGCGAGTCTTGTCAGCCATGGCCCTTGCTCCGCTGCTGCTGCGCCAAGTAAACGATGTCCATCGCGCCGATCACTCTCACAAACCACGGCTCTTCGATCCGCTGCCAGTTGACGTATGCTGCGATATCTAGTACGGGGAGGGGGCCAAGCGACATCCCTACAGCCCTCTGGGTGCACAGGTCGAAGAACGCACCCACCACCCACGCCCATGGCCCCACGTCGGGCGGCTCATCCTCTGGGCGCAGACGCCCTGTCTCGCGCAGGTGCACGATGAACTCTGAGGACACCCCGGACCACTTGCCGGAATGCGTGAGGTACGCTGTCACTTTTTTTCGACCTCCTCCGCTTCCTTCTCCATGGCGTCTGCCAGCGCCCGGGCCTTCTCGAATATCTCGAACGCCAAATCAGGAAACACGCTCGGCACCGTCGATAGCGAGATGGCCATCGTGGTTCCTCGGCACTCCAGCACGAACTTCGACCAGAACACCGAGGCCAGCATGGTGTACATGTCGTCGGCATCCATGTCGGCCGCGTTGCCTTTCTTGTAGGCGGCCGCCCCCATCGCTCGCGTCCACGCGCCGTTCAGTGAGGAGGGGATCAAGCACCGGAACTCGATCTCCGGCGCGCGGTCGGTGGCAATCCACTCTCCCTCGGTGAAGGCGGGCGGCAGTGCATAGGCGTCAAGCGACATAGGCGGTTCCTCAGAGTTTGTAGATGCGAAGGCTGGATGCGCCGTTCGGGCCGACCTTCGCCACGCCCGACGCCGCGATCATCACGGACTGGTTTGCGCCGCCTGCCGACGGATCGGGGAAGGAGAGCTGCACGGCCGGGAGGACGAAAGCGTAGCCGCCGTCCGCATTGGCCATGGTGAATGCCATTGTCACCGGCGCCTGCGAAAGCTTGGCGGGCATGAAGGCGTCATAGCTCTGGTCGCCGAGGTAGATGTTGGCGCTGATCGACACGGCCGCCGTGCCGAGCTCGTAGCGGCGGGGCGCGGTGTAGCCGATACAGTTCTGCGGGGTCAACCCATTGTCGAGAGACAGCGTAAAGTTCTCGATGCAGAACGTGGTAGCTGCACCGTCCACCGCTACAACAGGCACGTCGATAGAAGCGTTCAGCGGTTGCGAGGTTCCCGCCGCCCCTAGCGATCCACCGCCGGCGATCACTTTCTGCACGTAGCCGGGTGCTTCTTGAAGGTAGCCGTTGCCGACCGTCGAGAACGCTCCTGTGACGATCTGCCCAGTGGCGACATTCAGATTGAAACCAGACACCAGTGAACCCGTGTACCGTTGCGAATGCACGTCGTTGGTCGCGAGGTGAGGGACGTCCAGGTACGCCTTCGCCAAAGTGAATGACGGGGTGTCTTTGCCGATGTCCAAGTACGAAGCGCGATGCGAGGTGCCGCCAGTGAACGCCGCCAGCCCACGCTTGGATGCTACCGTCAACGAGGCGGCGGTGGCCGCAATTACCATGAACACCGCATCCGGCTTCCCGGTCACCTTCACGACGACAATATCGCCGGCCACGATCCCAGTGCCAATCCCGGCAGCGGCCAGCGTGCCTTTCTGCGGGTCAGTACCGTCAGGCGTGAAGGCAACCGCAGAGACGTCCGCTGATGCCGCCGTCCACGCAGTGCGCATCATCGCCCCGCGCAGGAAATCATCAATGAATTTGTCCGTGCTGAGCTCGAACGAGATGTCACCGCCCACATCCAGCCCGGTGACCACTTGGCCCGAGCTCATGCGGTCGGTCCGCATCTCGGCGGACTGCGTGGTGGTCGGCGTGCCGGAAAGCGACTCGCTGGTGAAGCGCGCCGTTTGAAGTTTCACGGTACTTGCGGGAGTGGGAGCGGTACCGTAGGTCGTCTCAGCGACGTAGGCGACCTGCACGAGATTGGAACTAGACATGTGAAGGCCTCCTATCAGCCAAAGTTACGACGTTCGACGTCTACGAATGAAACACGCTCGAGCCACTTTCCGGATACACCCACCGTCTGGGGAGGTGCAGCGTCAAGAACGTACACTCCGTCTGAAAGACGTGCAGCACGAAGACCTTTTCGGAGGTCATCGAACGCTTTCAATGAAGTGCGTTTGTCCGTGCCAGCCGGAGAGAAGTAGTGGAGGCTGACAACGGAAACTTCAGACCAGCAATCAGATCCTCTCGACCCGATTGATGCCAACTCCTCGCTCGTGGATGAATGCACCACGGCTAGCCAAGGAGTATCCAATGGGGGAATGTCGGAGAAGCGGGGGTCGTCATCTGCATCAATGACAAGCAAGCCAGGCGCCAGCTTTTTGACTTCGTCGAAGAGCGCCTGTCTAAGTTCGAAGCTGCTCATGCTCGCCTCTTAGGCTTTGGTCCACGCTTACCACCCTTGCGACGATACTTGGTAACTGTACCAGGCTTCGTGGCACTAGTAAATACATCTTCACGCGCCCCGATGGTCAGCACCGGAACGTTGCGAGCTCTCGCCTGTCCGTCCTTGGTAAAATAGTCTGCCGCGTAGGCGGCGGGGTAGCTGAACTTAACACCGAGGACTTGCTTGTATTTCCTGGAGACCAGCTTCCAGGCGCCGTAGACGACGCCGTCTTCTTTGAGGTTGACCAGTTCCAGCTTGGCCGCGTATGGAATCTCCTCGGGGTAGATGTTGACTACATCGCCCGGCTTTACGTTCGGCTGCAAAGTCATCGGGTGCTTGGTGCCGTTGATCTCCATGACGAAAGACCTGACGTACCGACCCGTCTTTACCACCGCCCGGTGGAGGATCTCTTCGACAGCCAGTTCGACCGCTTCTTTGATCGGGCCAATGGAGGAGTCCACAAACTCCAGCTTGCCGCCGAACTTCAGCCCGCTGACGCCCTTCTTCTGGCGGCCGTCCACGAACAGCACAGGCTTGTCGGTGAACACGCCCTCGGACACCGCCGCGCGGAACTCCTCATGGGCCACGCCGATGTGGAAGTCGATCAGCAACCGCCCGCCGTCACCGATGGCGTCCTTCAGCAGCATCTCGGAGGGCATCTCGAACTGGGCCATCGTCAGCCCCTGCACACGATGTCGTAGGCGAGCTCGTGGCCAGCCACCGAGCGCGTCATGCGATCGAACCCGACGATGCCGTACTCACGCCCGTCGAGTAGGACGCGGTCGCGCTGCTCCATGGTGACGATACCCGGCACGTCCTCGGCCAGCACGATCAAAGAGAAGTCGCCTATCTGCACCAGCCCGCCAGCCAAGAGGTCTTGCGGCCGATAGGTCTTTTTCATCGCCACGGCGTTGTGGTCTACCATGGACCCGTCAGCCTGGCGCACACGCAGCACCACGGGCACGCCGACCGCCTTTAGCGCGTCACGGTACGCTGCGGTTATATCGGCGGTGGGAAGTGTGATGCTCACGCCTGCTCCCTGCGGTAGAGGTCGAGGATGGACATTGCCAGCGGTGGCATCGTTGCCCCAGATGAAATGTGGGCACCTCCACTGGTGTTACCCTTGGTGCTTTCATCGTAGTTAATGCTGATGACGCCCGGAATGCTGAAGGACTTCATCCCGCCGGCCGAAACACCACCGCCACCGCCACCGGCCGCCACACCGCCACCCGGGGTCTGCGCCCACAGATAGTCGAAGATCGTCCAGAGCGCGAGC